CGATGCGCTCTTGATCTGGCTTAAAAGCATCCCTGTTTTGGCAAGCGATGCCGCCGTGAAAGCTGCCGCAACTGGTGGCCCGCCCAACTCCATGCCCTTGTCCCAGGCAGTTAATGCTGCGCTATACCCGTCGATTATACCCTGAGCGAGTGCAGCCGTTTTGCCGATGGCAAACAGCTTTTTGTTCTCGGACTGCATCAGGCTGGATAGATCGCCCAGAGCGCCGCTGACCGCCTGCAATTTTAGTTGCAAAGATGCGCGCTCAATCGCGGCCAATTTATCGGCGTGTTCTTTCTGAATGCGCTCTTCGATGTCGTTGTAATCCGCGCCCAGATCGACCTTGGACTGGCGGAACTCTTCCAGCTTTGCCAACTGCTCGGCGCGCGAAGCGTCCAGCGCCTCGGTCTCTGTCATCAGCCCTTCTTGCAGGCGGGCCAGATCCTCGGCCAATTCCTCGGCTGTTGGGATGGTGCCAGATGCCCCGCCGCCGCCATTTTTGGTTTTTTCTTTTTTGGGATTGCGGACTATTTTGGGGGGGACTTTTGTGGCAAGAGCAGGGCCGCCGTCATCAAGGATGACGTTGCCGTTCTCGTCTAAAAACCGTGTGCCTGTTGTGTTGTCAAAAGACATTTCAGGCGGGAACAAGTCGCGCGCCGCGTCCTCTTCTGATGGCTGTGCGCTTTCTGTCCCCGGCACATCCAGCCCAGCCGCAATGCCTGCCAGCCGAATGAACTCAGTGACTGCCGTGACCGCTGGCGTGATTGCCGAAACCCATTCGCCAATTTTGGTGATGAATGAATCGATCGCCGGGATGATATTGTTAATGATGAAATCAGCCGCCGCGACGATTTCGTCAGAGTATTCCAGAATAGCCGCAGATACTTTGGTCTGAAGTGTCCGCGACAATTCGGATAGCCGCTTATCGAGTTCTACGCCTTTTGCGATTAGACCCGCATCAAGAACGCGCCCCGCAGCCTGCGCCTCATCTCCGAGCCGCTTCATTTCCGTTCCGTTGTTCCGCAACAGAGGCAGCAGCGCCGTCGCGTCAGAGGCAAGCGCCTCCATGTAGAAGGTCATTTGCTGTTGACCTACGCCCGCCTTTTCAAGTGAGGAAACGTAAAGCTGCAAAGCCTCTGGGCCGGATAGTCGCGCGAATTGCTCTGCCGTCACCCCAACGGCTGGCGCGATGTTTTCGAAGAAATCAGCAAGCGGGCCAGCGCCTGTTGACATGAAGTCGCCGAATTTGTCGTTTACGTCCTTGAAGATGTCGGCCATTTTCTCTTGTGAGAAATTGACAGACCGCCCAGCCTCGGCAAGCCGCTGGAATTCCGTTGTTCCGACCCCGGCCAGATCGGAAAGCACCTTAATTTCCTTGACAGCAGATCCAGCAGCCTTGCCCGCGGCCAAAACAGCCCCCGCAACTGCGACACCAGCCGCCGCCAGACGAACAGTGAACTTTCCAACCGTTGCGCCAATCTTTGCCATGTCGCGGGATGTTTTTTTGGTCTCATCGCGGGCGTCGGCCATTCCCTTTTTAAATTCGGCGGTGTCTGCGCCGATGCGAACGATGATTGATGGTAATGCCATTTTCATGCAGCCTTTTTCTCGTCAGCCTTGGCCTGTCTGACCATCTGCCGCACGTCTGCCATATCCTTGCCACGGCTTCGCTCGCGCTCTGGCATTTTGGCGTCTATCACCCACCACACCTGACCCGGTGGCATGGCCCAGAATTCAGTGGGTGAAACCCAATCATTCGCAACAAAAATGTGGTGAAGCGTTTTTACTAAGCCGCCGCTTTCTTCTTTTTTGCAGGCTTCAAAGGCTCTGCATCGCTGTCGCCGCTTGAGAGCATGTGCCCGATTGGCGGGGCAATGATTGAGATCAGCCCGACGATGGCGCTTTGAATTAGGATTGCCGTCTCGCCTTTTGCGTCGGCCATCCCTGACATGATGGTAAGATAAACCTCATCGTCAGTCACGCTTGCACCAGCATAGCGCAACGCGGCCCCGTAAGCCCGTGCAAGGGTCGAATAGCTAGGACCAGACCTACGGCATAGAACCTCAAGCGCCTGACGCCCAGACGCGCCCGCGAACACGTCCTCAATGGTCGCGATCAGCATCAGTTGTTTATTTGCCGGGATAACGTATTCATTGCCATCCCAGCCCAAAGTTACGTCTTCGAAACCCTTCATGATCGCCCCTTATGCTGCTGTGTAGGTCCACGTGCCGTTAGATGTGAACGATCCGGAGAAAGTCTGTGCGTCCTCGTATGCGCCCGTCTCGGAATATCCGGACAAGACAAAGCTACCGCTGATTTCGTCCCCGTCTGGGAATTCGAATGTGATATCCGTCAAGAAGCTGTCCGTTGCAGTTGTGGACATGGCGATATCGCGCAGCACGTTGTCCTCTTCGTAGCCTTCAATCGAGAGTTCCAAAGAGCGCCCCGTCAGGATGCCCGCAAGGTGCGTGACGAACCCTGAATCGCCTTGATCCTGCACGTCGATTGGTGAGCCGTTGACAGTGACGGAAACAGTCCGACCGCCCGCGATTGTCACCGCATTCTTTTTGATAAGGCACAAGCGGCCTGTGAGTTTCGCCATGATAAAAGCCCTTTCGAGTGGCCGTTGTGGTGGTTAAATTATGCGGATTCGTCCAATGTAATCCGCCATTGAGACACAAAGCGCCGCGTGTCGCCGCCATCGTCCCAACCTGTGTTCACAAGGTCCAGCTTGGTATCGACCCAAATGGCCCCGGTGACTGTGAGCGAGTACCATTCCAGCGCCTCGCGGGTGGACGCCCAGAGCGTCAATATGGCGTCCTCTGCACTGGCCGCTGCCGTTGCGCGCGCGTACCCGTCGATCTGCACGACGAATTCACCGCCGCGCGCTTGATTGGTGTTCCATGCCGATTCCGCCGCCTGAACAATGGCGACATATGGAAACGGCGATAAGCTTTCGCCCTGTGCGTTCTGCGGGGCCTTGGGCGACCATACCGGGACGCTCAACTGCGCATCCAGCCGCGTGTAGAGCGCCTGACGTAGCGCCTTGTATGTTGGTGCTGCCATTAGAGCGCACCATTTATTGCGCGCTCAAGACGCGCTCTGAACTTTGGCCGCATCTTTTCAACCGCTGGAGTGAAATACGGGCGCGGCTCAAGGTTGCGCGATGGCACACCAAACTCAAGCGCCGCCGCATATACTAGGTTGCTGCCCACGGTCGCGGTGAATTTGTCAACCGCGTCAAAGTCGATGCTGTTGGCAAGGCGTCCGGTGTCGGTTGCTGGTGCCTCGTCGGGGGCAGATGCTTGGTGAGTTCGTGTCGGGTTTGTTTTCTCGTAAACGATACCCGTGGCAGGCCCGCGAATGACACGCTGCTTCACGTCGCCTTGAAGGCCAAGAGCGGATGATGTGACCGCCTTAGCGACACCTTCAAGCACATCAGCAGTTGCGTGGCGCATGGCCTCGATCAGTTCACGGTCGCCTGTGATTTCGAAATCCGTCATAGCGCCACTCCGACCTCTGCCGTGATTTCCAACCAGCGATCTGCTAGATCCACGTTATTGACGAACCGGATGTTGTACGCCCGCGACCGAATGACGACGCGGTCGACCTCGGTCAGCCCGTCATAATACCGCGTGACGATTTTATGCGTGGACGTTGCTGCCGAGCGTTGTGACTGCCACCGCTCGCTGCCGCTCATCGCCGAAACCATCGCGCGGGTAGGTGCGCCCGTAATTGTCGCCCACGTCTCTGTGAAGCCCCCAGCGCCGTCGCTGGCGCGCGTCATGCGCTCGAAGGTGACTGGCTCGCGGAGCATCCCGGAAGAATAATCAGAGCATTTACAGGCCATATTAGCGCGCCTTGTGAGTGCGAGTGATAACATAGCGAATATCGTAAACGTCCATCGTGCCGTTGGCTCGAATATATGTTGTCGCACCGTTCGTTGCCCATGTCGCCAGTTGATAACCTGCCACCGTGAAATTGATCGGACGCACCACGCCGGTGCCTTTCGGGAAAGAGATCAAGCTCCGGTAAATTTCCCCAACGCCGCCCCCGATATCGAACCAAGTTTCCGCAACGGTTGTGTTAACATTGGTTGGAAGCAGTTTGCATTCAAATGTAATTATAATGCCGTCACCAGCGCGCCCGGTTATTGTTGAGCCGTTGTAAAATGTTGTTACATCGTCAGGCATTTGCGTTTCGTTTGCCGTTCCGCCGTTGTTTGGAACAACGGTATTAGTGTCCGCAAGCACCGAAAAAGGAGCGCCTGAAGTATATTGGGTATCGACGTATTCCGCCCAGCCGGTGTCATCCGTTTGCAGCGAGGTGTTCGCCGTAGCAATCCCCGCGTCGATCTGCGCGCCGGTATAACTGGAATTATAATCAGCCATTATGCGGCTTCCTTAACTTTGAACGTGTTTCCGTTGGCTGTCAAAAGACTGTCGCTGCCCAATGGTATGAAGTTAACATAAACTTCGACTTCGCGCGTTACAATTACAAACGAATTGCCTTTAAATGACCGGGCAAAGAGCCGTTGACCAAGTGTCAAATTAAATAATGTAAAATCAATCGGCGCTTGGTATGTTTGCACGCGATGGGCTGGCGCATCAATCGCTGGCGGTGTTTGCGAGTTTTCAAAGTGCAGCAGGAATGACCCAGAAACGCCGCCCTCAACAAGCAAAATATCAGAACCGCCAGTGATTTCAGTCCATGCGCCTTCTGTTAAATCTATCCGCTGAGTAATCATTAGATGCGCGCCACCATGTACGCGCTAAGAAGCGTCTTTGCGCTGGTGGCCTCTGCCGCCTCGTTGCAATCGCCGCGATTGGTATAGAGCCACGCCGCCATGCGCTTGACCGCCGCCCGCAGTGCTGCCGGGGCGTCTGTGGCTGCATCGCCGTACCCAGCGATATAGTCGATCTGGATGGCATTGCTCGCGCGCAGAGCAACAGGCCATGACGCGCCGCGCTGTAGCGTGATGCGACCCGGCTTGCGGTATGTATCAACGTCGAATGTGCTGGCGATATTGACTGCCGTGCTGTTGCTGTCCTCGTCATAGACGGTCACGGTATCGACCGTCTGCAATGGGAAGCGGGGCAGATCCACGTCAGCCCATCCAGCCGCGCCATAGAGTTCAGAGATCGACCCTTGGCGCACGCCATCCCACCACGGCTCTGCATGGCTGGGCCAGCGATCTAGCGCCAGCTTCCACGATTGCGTGATGATTGCCAGCCCGGCCATTTCCTCGATCCACTCGCGCGCCTCTGCGATGAAGCCATTGGCCTCAGCGTCGGGCAAGCCCGTGGCGGTCTCATTGAGCAGCGTCCGCAATTCGTCTGCGGTGACTGGCTCAACAGCCGGGGCAGATGTTTGGACATGGCCGCGATATTGATAGAGCGACATGGGCGAGCGTAGGGCCATCAGGTTTTAGCCTTTCCCCGTGG